CGTTTCAGGGTACTCGTCACAGGCAGGAGATTTGGCAAGCCCACATTGGCAATCAGAGAACTTTGTTACCACGCCAGGATACCCAACAGGTTGGTGTGGGGTGTGGCACCATCATACCGTCAGGCCAAACAGATCGCATGGGTCAAGCTCAAACAGGTACTCAAGGACCTGAGATGGATCAAACGCATCAATGAAGCTGAACTCACAATAACACTAAAAAACGGATCAAGGATCTGCCTAAGGGGAGCGGACAACAAGGATTCATTGAGGGGTGTGGGTATTGACTTCCTGGTGTTGGATGAATGTGCTGACATTGAGGAGACGGCCTGGACGGAAGTGTTGAGGGCCACCTTGTCAGACACCAAGGGATCAGCCCTGTTCTGTGGCACGCCCAAGGGCATGAACTGGTTCTATGATCTCTATCAAAGGGGACAGGACCCAACAGATGCAGAATACAGCAGTTATCTATTCACCACGCTGGAAGGCGGATTCGTTGACCAACAAGAGATTGACCAGGCCATGCGGGATCTGGATCACAAGACATTCAGGCAGGAATACCAGGCCACCTGGGAGACCTATTCAGGCATTATCTACTACGGCTTTGACATGAACAAGAACGTGGCCAACTGCGAGCTGGACCACGACAAGACCGTCATACACATAGGCATGGATTTCAACCTTGACCCAATGTGTGCGGTCGTGTCCTACATCAAGGATGGCGTGATCCACGTGGTTGATGAGATACAGATATGGAGCTCAAACACGGACGAGATGTGCGAGGAGATACACAAGCGATATCCAGGCAAGAAGATATTCGTGTATCCAGATCCAGCCTCCAGGCAGAGGAAGACATCAGCGGGTGGCAAAACAGACATATCTATTCTGCAGAATGCAGGATTTAAGACACTGTACAATAATAATAATCCTGCCATCAGAGACAGGGTAAATAGTGTCAACGCTAAATTGAAAAACACACACGGTCAAAGAAAACTGTTCGTTGACCCTAAATGCAAGAATATAATCAATAGTTTAGAAAAAATGGTTTACAAACCAGGCACGTCTATCGTAGAGAAAGACGGGAAGTTGGACCACATGGCGGACGCAGTAGGATATCTTTGCGATTTCTTATTCCCATTGCGCACTGAGACTTCAACTTCAACACCACAACGCTGGGCATTCACTGGTAACGCCAACACAGGGAGATGGAGCTGATGCCCGTAATCAGAGATAGAGTAATCAAAGGCGACATGCGCACCAATGTGCAAATCATATTGGAAACACATGACGCATATCAATATTATCACAACAGATTTAAGTTTCTAGGTGACAGTTATCAAGGTGGATATGACTACTTTGCAGGACGTTATTTGGAACCTTATTACTATGAAAGCAGAGAAGACTACGAAAAACGTCTAAGACAACTAGCACTGGACAATCACGTGAAAAGTGTGGTTGGCATCTATAACAGTTTTCTGTTTAGAAAAGACCCCAAGCGTGAGTTTGGCAGCATTGAAAACGATCCAGGACTGATGGCATTCATGCAAGATGCAGATTTGGATGGTAGAAGTTATCAAAGTTTCATCAGAGACCTAAGCGCATACACAATGGTGTATGGCAATGCTTGGGTAATCATTGACAAAGCAGTAAACACAGCTTTCACCAGAGCAGAAGAACTTGATCAGGACATACGTCCATATGTGAGCATGTTCACTCCAGAGAACGTGTTGGATTGGCAGTATGAAAGACAGGCAAATGGATACTACAAGTTGGTCTATTTGAAAGTCAAAGAAGAAATCATAGAAGACACACAGTACATTCGCGAATACACACCAACAGAAGTCAATGTGTATCAACTGGATGGTGCTGAAAAAACAGGTGAATTGGTTTACAGTTTGCCAAACAACCTAGGCGAAGTGCCAGCGGTGTGTGTTTACGCACAGCGTTCAAACATACGTGGTATTGGTGTTAGCGCAATTGGCGACATTGCAGACATTCAGCGTGAACTGTACGAGTTTTCGTCAGAAATTGAACAGATTATTCGTTTGACAAACCACCCCAGTTTAGTGAAAACAGCAGACACCGAAGCAAGTGCTGGTGCGGGCAGTGTGGTACAACTGCCACAGAACCTAGACCCAGGACTGAAACCTTATTTGCTACAACCAGATGGTGCCAGCATTGAAGCAGTTCTTGACACAATGGCAAAGAAGATTGACAGCATTGACAGAATGGCCTGTTTGGGTGGTATCAGAAGCATTGAAAGCAGACGTCTTAGTGGGATTGGATTACAGACAGAGTTTCAAATGCTTAATGCGAAACTTGCAGACTTTGCAATAACAATGTTGAAGATTGCCAAAGAAGCAGGCATCGAAGACAAGAATATTGCGGGCGAAATTGACAGTAAAATTTATGAAGTGATATTTGAAAAACCGTTTGAAAAACCAGACACACCAGACTTAGATTTAATGACACATGGTCCTGTGCAATCACCAGAGGATCTTGTCACACACCTAAGAGAAATGGTAGAAACTGGATACACAGACCAACAGATATTGCAGTTACACCCAGAACTTCAAGGACTGTTTAATGGGCAAGTACGTCAAGGATAGAGAATTCATTGAAGGCACGGAAATGCGACTTCGTGAAGTAATCAATGAATACGATATTAACATTAGACAGTTTGAACAAAAGAATAACAAAAGAGCAGGCGTGAGGGCGCGGGCAAATTTGTTAGAACTGTATCACATATGTCGAGAAAGACGCAAAGAAATATGTGCTCGCAGTAAAACAATACTACCAAGGGAAGAACATCCCAGTTGGGCAAACATAGAGGGAGAAGACGATGAATAACGATGATCTAGACAAAAGATTAAGTTTGCTTGAACAGAAAATTGATCTCGTTTTAGAGAATCATTTGCATCACATGGAGAAGGACATGAGCATGTTGAAAAACATCGTTGGTGCCACCAGTCTTGCAGTGTTTGGTCAACTTATTGCTTCAGTAATGGGACTGATGTAATGGCAACAACAACTACTGCTTCAATCAGGGGTGTGATTGGGCAAAGAGCGAATCGACGTAAATTCACGTTGAAATTAGGAGGGAATATCATGGCAATGCGTGGTAACAGAAAGAAGAAGAAAAACAAGCGCGGAAATCGTCGTTAAACACGATAAACAGCACTTTATTATAAATATGTATGTAAACTGCCTAGAGGGCAGGGAGTTACTCACTCAGAAACAAAAGAGGTAAAATATGGACGCAGAAAACGCGGTAAATGAAACAGAGACTACTGCTACTCAAAATCAACAGCAGGAAACAACACAGGACACAGCAGACAACTTACTCACGCAAGATGAAGTAAATCGCATCGTGGCGGAAAGAGTGGCGAGAGAACGCACCAAGTTTGAAAAGAAATATTCAAACGTGGATGTTGATCGTTACAATGAGTTACTTGCTATGGAAGAACAAACACGTCAATCCGAAATGGAGAAGCGTGGCGAGTACGAAAAATTGCTGAAAGAGCAAGCTGAAAAATTCAATCAAAAGATTGAAACTTATCAGCAAGAGTTGCATTCTATCAAGGTAGATGGCACACTGCTACAAGAAGCAAGCAACAATCGTGCGGTGAATCCACAGCAGGTGGTACAGTTACTGAAAAACCAAGTCAAGCTGAATGAAGCTGGCGAGGTTGACGTAATTGACGAGAGAGGACAAGTTAAGTATAAGGATGATGGTTCGCCATACACCCCACAAGACTTGGTATCAGAGTTTCTGCAAACAAACCAACACTTTGTACAACCAACGCCAGGTGGCAGTGGTTCAGGACAAGGGGTAGGCAATCAAAATCCTGTGGTTGATAATGATATTAGCAAACTGGATATGAATAATCCAGAACATCGTGCCAGATACGCAGAAATTATGCGTGCCAAAGGCATTAGATTATAAACTGCATCAAAGGAGATCATCATGGCAGTAACCACAAGTACACTTACCAGCGAACTATACGCAAACATAGTTCAATCAGCTCTGTTCACATTGAGCGAGCAAACTGTTATCCGTCCTCTAGTTCGTAACTATGACATGACAGGCACACCTGGCCTTACAGCACAGGTACCAATCTATCCAGCACTTGCTGCGAGCGATTTAACAGAAGGCACTGACATCACAGTACCAACCAGCTTTGACACTTCAGAAGCTACAATCACTGCACTTGAAAGAGGTGTTCTAGTATCACTGACTGACCTTTCAGCAGAAAGCGCAGGTGAAGACGTAGCGGCAGCTATTGGTCGTCAAATTGGTGATGCAATGGCGAAGAAAGTTGACACTGAACTGGCAGCTCTGTTTTCAGGGTTCTCAAACAGTGTTGGCAGTGGCGCAAGAGAAATCACAGTGGAAGACCTGTTCAAAGCGGCAGCTACACTGAGAGCAAATCAAGCACCAGGTCCATATGTGTGTGTACTACACCCATATCAGGCGTATCAGATCAAAGTACAACTTGCTGGTGCAGGTAACACCAACATGGTTAACCCAAGTGACCTTGGTAACGAAGCACTGAGAAGTGGTTTCGTTGGCAACATCGCTGGCATGAACGTGTTTGAATCAACTGTTATCTCAGGCGATTCAGCAGGTGCGTTCGTTGGCGCGGCAATGAGTTCAGACGCACTTGGATACATGGTTAAGCGTAACATGCGCATTGAAGAGCAGAGAGACGCAAGTCTACGTGCTACTGAGATTGTAGGAAGCATGGCATACGGCGTTAAAGAAATCTTTGACGTATACGGAGTAGGCATCCTAGGCGACGCTCAACTCTAAACGAATCTTCCCCCCGGGAGATACTATAAGGGCACTTCGGTGCCCTTTCTCGCCTATTAGCTACCTAAAATTCCCGATCTAAATAAATACTACGCAATAGAAAGATGTGGAAGGACCACACAAACAGGAGGCAGAACCTCTATGGCAACCATCATAACCATTGATGATATACTGGAACATGAACCAGATATCCTTAATTACGGCATTCCAGATTTCGATCAAGAAATCACCAGAGCAACCAATGACGTTTTCAGAGACTTGAGAATTCAGTGGTTATGACGCTCGTTATTTGACTGGTACTAACCTAGAACCAGACGAAGACCTGTATTCAGCTGAACAACTTGCCAGAGCAACCGTGTACAACGCACTTGGTTTCCACATTTTTCCGCAACTTACTAAATTTGACCCAGAAATAGATCTATTTGAAAGAAAAATGGATTTCTATAGAAAAGAATATTCTAGAGAGTTTGATTTGGTGTTAAGAGATGGCGTGGAATATGACATGGACAGTTCGGGTATAATCACAAACGATGAACGCGAAGCAACTCATTACCTACGCCTTAAGAGGTAGGGCGAATGAGCAGCAACAGAGAAAGCATAGCAACCAACATCATAGCTGTTTTAGGGGACATGCAGGATCCCCGTGTAAACTTCGTGACACGCGAACCCTTTGAACCAGAAAAATTAGCAATCACCCAGTTCCCCGCACTGTTGGTACAAACCGGCAACGAAACACGGGAGGATCAAGCAATGGGTGGTTATCGCAGAGGCACCATTGAAATTCAAATAAGAGGTTACGTTCGTTCAGATGGAAGGGCAGGGCAAGTACAAACCGTGGACGAAAAACGCAATGAGCTTATAGAGCGTATTGAAGAAACACTGAACAGGGACAGATCAAGAGAATTAGAAATAGCAAGGGCCAGCACTACTCTTGTTACAGAAATTGAAATCATAGATAGAACTCCGCCATTGGGCGAATTTCTAATCACAGCAGAAGTGCAATATTCATTCACAAAAGGAGCAGTATAATGCCAGTACAATATGTGAAAATGACCAAAGACGGTGTGACTCAGAAGATTGAATCAGATCGTGTTGAAAGATTCCAAGAGCTTGGATGGGCCAAGTTGGAGGATGTAAAGTCGCTCTCAAAGAACAAGATTACAGCTTGTGCTGAAGTGACTTCCAGCGAGGAAGATGAGGATTGGGATCCATCCCAGGGTGACTGGGCAGACTCACTTGAATCATCTCTCCAAGAACTGCCAAATGACGAGGAGAACTAAGAAATGGCAACATTTACAGGTGAAAACGGTGCAGTATACATCGGTACGGACAGTGCCGCTGAAGCACAAGTAGCTGAAGTTCGCTCTTGGACAGTTGAACACACAAAAGATGTGGTTGAAGACACTGTTATGGGCGATGCGGCAAGAACTTACAAGAATGGATTACACACATTCACTGGAACAATGGAAGTGGTATATGATTCTACCCATTCGGGCAATGCAACATATGGCGATGCTTTCCGTCCAGACTCAGACACAGCGTTATTCGTTGAGTTTTATCCAAATACCACAAGTGGTGAAAAGTACACTGGTTCAGTTATTGTAACTTCAGTGTCACGAACTGCCAGCTTTGACGATTTGGTCACTGCAAGTGTGAGTTTCCAAGGAACAGGTCCTTTAGACACAGAGTCTGTGTAATGATCAAATTATCCATTCGCGGGGTAAGAAAGGCAATGAGCAATCTTGAAAGAGAAAAAGATCGCATTATTGACCAGATCGCAAACGACACATTGGAGGTAGCGCGAGCTAAAACTCCAATTGATGAGGGACGAGCACGAAACGGTTGGCGTCGCGAAGATCGTGGCAGAGATGCTGTGATTGTCAACCGTGTTCCTTATGTTGACCTACTTGAACGTGGGCGATCAAAGCAAGCACCAAATGGTATATTAGGTCCTACCATGCGGGAGATATCTAAAAGGAGATATAGATGAGTGTACGTGATAACATCAAGGCACATTTCAAAGAAAAACTAGGCGGTGAACTAAACAAAATCACCATTCCAGAATGGCAAACTGACATCTACTACAAAGCAGCATACAGTTTCGCTGTGGAATCAAAGATTATTAATTTGCAACAGCAAGGTAAGACTGTTGAAGCATTGGTAGAAAGCATCTTGCTGAAAGCATTGGATCCAGATGGAAAACAGTTGTTTTCAGCTGGTGACAGAAACATGCTGATGTATGAAGCAGATCCTTCCATCCTGTTGCGGATTGCAGGCGAACTTAACTCAGGTACAATGGAGTACGAGGAAGTCGCAAAAAACTAAAAGAGGATGCTGAGTTACAACTGTTGATGCGCATTGCCGAAACACTGGGAATGCCAGTAACTGAAGTGATGCAACTCAACATCCTTGAGATAGAACTATGGCATGCGTATTTCCGTATGCAACAGGAGAGCATGAAGAATGGCAACACAGACAATAGACATTCGCGTCGTAGATAAGACACAGCGCAGTCTCAGCAACATTGAAAGGCGTCTTGGACAGGTTGAAAACAGTCTTATTGGCGTTGGCAAAGTGGCAGGTATTGCGGCCACTGCGTTGGGTGCTATTGGTGGTGCCAATCTTGTGCGAGGTGTTGTAAACACCACAGCACGTTTCCAAGATTTAAGAACAGCACTGAGCAGTGTGACAGGCAGTGCAGAAGCAGGTGCAGAAGCATTTGAATTTGTAAGCAATTTCGCCACACAAACACAGTTTGGTGTTGAAACACTGTCAAACGCATTCATCAAACTGAAAGCGGCGGGCATTGAACCCACACAAGAACTGCTCACAACTTTCACAGACACTGCCGCTGTTACCACTGACCAAATTGGCAGTTTAACAGCAATTACTGACCTGTTTGCAAGAACAACTTCGGGTGGATTAGGACTTGAAGAATTAAACAGACTTGCAGACCGTGGTATACCTGTGTTTAAGATCCTAGAAGAACAGTTGGGCATTACACGTTTAGAAGTATCAGAATTTGGTAAAACAGCAGATGGTGCAAGAAAGATAACTGAAGCACTCACACGTGGTCTAAACCAAAGTTTCGGTGGTGCAACAGCAGACAGAGTAAACAACCTAAGCACAGCAATGAGCAACTTTCAAATTGGAGTTGACAATGTTGCTGATGCTGTGGGCAGAGGTGGATTGGGTCCAGCACTGACAGGACTGATTAATCAATTCAACGAAATCCTAGCAAGAATCACACCACTGGCAAAACAGTTTGGCGAAAGACTGGGATTTGCAGTGTTTCAATTTGGCAAATTCCTAGAAGGCACCAACTTCAACATGGAACAGTTCTTGCAAGGTGCACAGATAGCAATTTCAGTGTTGGGTGGTGCCGGACTGTTAAAAGTGTTGCAAGCAGTAACAGGTGGTGTGAAAGCACTTACTTTAGCAGTTGCACGAAATCCATTAGGTCTTCTAGCAGTAGCAGTGTCAGGTGCACTTGTGTATCTTTCAATGGAAAACGGACTGGGCAGAACCATTTCACAGGTAATTGCTGTGATGGGCAAACTGGGTGACATGGCGGGTAGCATTGCTACCTATTTTAGAAATCAACTGGGCAAGGTCATAGACTTTCTCACAGGCGTGTTTGACAGTTTCGTTGACTCAGTTATAAGCGGTTACAATGCAATCGCTGATTTCATACCGTTCTTAGACAGGGTTGAAGTCACAGGCAAGCAGGTCAGAGAAGGATTAAAAGATCTTACTGTGCAAGGATTTGAAGTGTTAGGCGGCGCTATGAAGAAGGGTGCGGACATAGTAGTAACCTATGTAGATGAAAATGAAACCCTGCAAGATGCTATTAGTCGCACAAACAGCATAATTGGCACACTGACTAAAACATTCACAGATGCCGGATTAAGTTACGACGAAGCTACTGCAAAGTCACGTCAATTGTATCTAGAAACTTATGGACTTAACACAGAAACTGCAAGAGTACCAGAAATACAAAAAGTAGCGGCAAACGCTATCAAGGAAACCGGTAACGATGCAGATTTAACCAAAAAGAAACTTCAAGACTTGCAAGAATCACTAGGCCTTGATACAAGTATAACTGATCTTGGAAATACTCTTAAAGAAAACAGAAAAAATTATCAAGAATACGTAAGTGAAGTAGTAAAACTTGATTCAAAGGCCTTAGAACATCGCAAAAACAACTATGATGAAGTTTATCTCGCACAATTATATTACCAAGATCTTCAACAAAAAGCATTGGATGATTTCTATGGAAAGATAGATGAACTTGAAAACAACAAAATAAGAAAATTCTTAGAAAATAATATATTGATGTCACAAAGTGCCAAACGTGCACTAAACATTAGACTTAGCGACGAACAACAAGCGTTCTTGCAAGATCAAGGCAAAGAAGAGCTCAAAAAGTCAATGGTGCAAGATAGAATAGAATTTGAAAAGAAATCAGAATTAGAAAAAACACAGTTTGGTATTGAACAAACAGGCAAGTTCCTGTCAGCACTGGGGCAATCAAACAAGAAAGCATTTGAAGCGGCCAAAGCATTCAACATTGCAAACGCCATTATGAACACTTACGCAGGTGCAACAAAAGCACTGGCAACATATCCACCACCATTCAACTTTATAGCGGCCGCGGCAGTGGTAGCAAGTGGTTTGGCACAGGTATCAGCAATACGTTCACAACAATACCAAGGCAGACAGCGTGGTGGTGCACTCAGTGTTGGACAAGGCACTGTGGTTGGTGAAGATGGACCAGAAATCATTGTGCCAAAACAACCAGGCACTGTTATACCAAGAGAAGTTGCAGAAGCAATTGGTGGTATGAATGGTGGAGGTGACATTGTGAATGTAAACTTCAACATATCAACTGTTGATGCAGAAGGGTTTGATGAATTATTGGTTAGACGCAGAGGCACTATTGTGGGCATTATCAACAACGCATTACAGAAGCGTGGCAAGCAAGGAGTTGCATAAATGGCATACATCGGAAACTTCCCAACAGATCCAGGGTTCAGCACTGTTAATTTCAAATTGAACAATGTTGTAAAACAGACACAAACTGCAAGTGGTAGAACCACCCGGGTAGCAATTGGCACAACACTGTGGAGTGGCACACTGGTATTTCCGCCGATGACACTGACTGAATTCTCGCCCATACAGGGATTTGTGGCACTTGCACAAGGGGGATTGAACGAGTTTGACATTGTTATTCCTACAGTTTCAGACAGTGCCAGTGAAAATGCGCCTTTCTTAAACGCAATAAATGTGGATGCAACACACAATGCAGGTGAAACTGCAATTGAAGTTGACAGTGATTTAGGTGGTGCAGGCAATATTCTCAAAGCAGGCGATATCATAAGATTTCCCAATCATACTAAAGTATACATGTGTACCACAGACGTAAACACTGACACAGCAGGCACTGCCACAATGAATATATCACCACCTTTGTTACAGACTGTGGTTGCAGGCCAAAGTATAACTTTCAATGAAGTGCCAATCAGAATGGTGTTGGCAAATGAAGTGCAAGAGTTTGGTTACAGAACTGACAGATTGGTTGAATACGAAATTGATGTGCAAGAGGTGATATGAGAGGACTAAGCAACGCACAAAACACATATCTAGCTGGCAATGCACTGCTGGTTGTTTCACTGATTGAAATTGGCGTAAATGGTGATTCAGACCTTTATTACACAGATGCACCATTTGATGTTGATTATGCGGGCAACACATACGAAGCACAGGGCAACTTTCTCAGTGTAAGCGAAGCACAAGAAACAGCAGACATACAGGTAACCAACATAAATCTCATAATTTCAGCACTAGACAGTGACATGGTTACCAAATTAGCAAGAAGCAATCAAATTAATCAAACAGTTACCATACGCAAAGCATTCTTTGATCCTACGGATTACAGTTTGATTGGTGACAGTGCCGGAGACACTGCCCTAGTGGTGTTCAAAGGCAATATTGCGGGTTACAGAGTAGAAGATTCAGAAGACACTGCTACCATACAGTTAGAAGTCAGTTCACAGTTTAACAACTTCAACAGAACCAGTGGTAGACGCACAAATTTGGGTAATTTCCAAAGAGAACACCCCAATGATTATTTCATGCAGTACAGTCACGAATCATTACAGGACATAAGGTGGGGAAAAGATTAATGATTAGAGAACCCAACGCAAACGAATTAGAAAAAATAGTGGACATTGCAAATGAACATGCACTTGACGCTGGATTGCAAGGCAAAGACGCATTTGACAGAAGCTATTTCAAGAAGCAGATTAGGCGTGCTATGATATCACCAGACTATCACATATTGGTATATGAAAAGTCAGGTGAATTTGTGGCATATGCAATGGGCAGTGCACAAGAAAAACTGTGGAACAACACAGTGTATGGTGAATTGGTGTTGTTTTTCGTGCATCCAGATGTAAGAAAACGTTCAGTGGCCGATGAATTGTTCATGGCAATGCAGGACTGGTTTCTAGAAGCAGGATGCGTGTTTATGCAGGCCAGTTGTATGGGTTACACACAAGACTACGAACCCAACACAGAATGGTTACATCGTGCAAGGACTTACTTTTCAACCAGTGACATGCAAGAAGTTGGTTATCACTTTGTGAAGAACTTGGAGGCGCTTAGATGGGAGGCATAGTAAGGGCAGTCAAGAAAGTAGTCAGCAGTGTGGTTGATGTTGTGGTTGGCGCTGTTAAAGGTGTGGTAGACTTTGTGGGTGATGTAATTGGATTTGTGGTAAATCCATTTGGCGCATTTGACACTCCAGAAGTACCAGATCCAGGACAGGCCGCGCAGGGAGTGACACTTACAAGGCAAGGCAGTGCCGTGCCAATACCAGTGGTGTATGGATATCGCAGGGTTGGTGGCATAAACGTGTTTACAGAAACAAACGGTGAAAGCAACGCATACCTATATGTGGTGTATGCATTGTGTGAAGGCGAAATACATGGTGTAAATCGTATCACTGTTGACGATGTTGAATTGCCAATGCTGTCAAACAGAAATGTATACAACAGTGGTCAGAAATATATTGTTACCAGTGGACGTTTCAAGAACAGAATACAGTATCAGATATTCAATGGATCAGACTCGCAGGGACAAAGCAGTCTAGCAAACGAAAGTGCTAGTTGGGGTTTGAAAAACAGAACTGCACCAGGTGTAGCATATGCTGTGTTGCGCTTTGAATGGTTACCAATTGAAACACAAGAAGAAGCAGACGCCAATCCATTTAAGGGCGGTATACCCAACGTGAAGTTTGACGTGTTTGGCAAAAAGGTGTTTGATGCAAGAACACACACAGCAGGCAATGAAGAATTTGCACAGGAATATGCAAACAGGGGTGTGGGCACTTACAGTTTCAATCCAGCAAACTGTTTATTGGATTATCTGCAAAATCCACGCTATGGTGTTGGCATACCAAACAGTTTGATAAATGCAGAAAGTTTTAGAATTGCCGCTGAAAAATACGAACAAACTATTAACTATGACAACAGACGCACGGGTCGTGCGTTAACTATGAATGCAGTAATTGACACCGGGCAAACTGCAATGAACAACGTGAAAACAATGGTGGCGGGATGCCGTGCAACATTTCCATTTGTGCAGGGACGCTACAAACTGAAACCAGAAGATGGTGGTAATCCAACTGATATCACCAGTGCTGTTATGCAAATTGCCTATGACATTGACAAGTCAGTTATTGTGGGCGGTATTTCGCTCACAGGTGAACGCAAGAATACCAAGTACAACCAGGTTAACGTGAACTTCATAGATCCAGACCGAGGTTTCACGAATCAGCAAGTGGTTTACAGTGATGCCAGCGATTTGAGCACCGACAGTGAAGAACCTCTCGTTGGAGATTTTACTTTCCACACCATCACGAACCCTAGCATAGCTAGAGACCTTGCTGAAATGATTTACCGCAAAAGCAGACAGCAACGCACTGTGCAATTCACAGGCACGCAGGAACTGCACGATGTGGAAGTGGGTGATATCATACGCATCACCGATGATATCTTACTGTTAGATCAAGACACTTACAGGGTGGTTGGTATCAAACTGCGCAATGACCTATTGGTTGAAATAGAAGCAGTTGAACATGACCCGCAGATATATCCATTTGTGACTGGACCCACTGTGGAATTACCACCACCTTTGTTCTTACCAGACACTTATTCAATATTTCCTTTGGTTAGAGAATTACCAGAAAATCCAATCAGTTTGGTACCAGTGATTGATCCAGACGTACCAGGTGGTACAGGAATTATCAACAATCCACCACCAGACACTGCTGATCCAGCAGATCCGCCCGTGGCAGGAGGCACTGGTCCTGTGAGACCCACTGGCACTATTACATTCTTTGAAGATGTTTCACAGAGAGGTCCAACCGGATTGTATTATGGTGATTCGTTTGCTGGAGATCCATATGATCGTCAAGTACTTGGAAACAATACTGGTTTGTATACCAATGGATTAGTAGGATTGCATTATAGACACAACCACTTTATTAGTGATTCGTTTCTATTTGGTATTCTAAGACTCAGCACCGGTTCATTGGTTGGTGTAGGATATGACATTAATTTACCAAGAGATACCACAATTGACGAATTTATTGTTCGTGGATATGAAAATGGGGTATTGAATTACGAAAAAATAGTTAACATACGCAAACCAAACAAAACTCCACCACTTCGCATTGACAGGTATAGTGGATGGAGTAGACCTTTCCAGACATTCCATGAATTTCCAAATCAAAACACAGTGTATGTGGCACGTTTTCGCAGAAGCAGCACTGGACAAGAATTTGCAGATGGCAGTGATTTTACCACACTGGAAGAAGTTGATACTACTAACTTGCCTATTTTAAGTGCTCGTCCTGGGTTCTTTGAACCTACACCAGTGTTTCCTGGATTCACATACACCAATGCAGAAGGCGTTAGAGTCACAGGCACCAACATTGATGCTGCTTTCAATTATGCCGCTTCGGTATATTTCAACACTAACACAACTGGATTGGTACAAACAACCAGTCACAATCTAGGAGGATAACATGGCAGGCACAGGTTACTTTGATGCAGGCACAGGCGTTTATCGTGCACTCAGTGTTGAAACTTGGGCGGATTACACAGAATGGGACAGTTTTACAGACTGGGTTGGCACA